TGCTATGGAGCTTGCCGACAAAAAGGGTGTTACGCCCATGAAGTTTCAAGAAGTCGTCTGGCATGGAGGAACTGGAAAAGAGGGTAAGCCTATGATTCAGTTCGTCAATGAAGCGATCGAGCGCACTAGCGCCATTACCGGATTAACACCGAAAGAGGTTATCCGCGGTATGGTCAAGGGTTCCATTCCTGTTTTCGGTGTTGGAGCTGCTGCGCCAATGACAAACGATATTCTTAACTACTTCTCTAATATAGAGGGCAACGGTTCCTGATGGCTAACCCGTTAAAATATGCACGCGGTTTACTAGATTTGTTGCACTTCTCAGATAAAGTGCGGCCAGTCATTGACCCAATGAAGCATTTAACGAACCCTAATATTCGTGGGGCAGAGGCTTCGCTTGCCCGCTCTAAAGTAAGAACATCGCCTTTTCGGCAGGAGCCAAAAGAGTTTTACGATCCCTACCCGCCGCAAAGTTATTGGGCGTCTGAAGGTTATAAGAAAGAACGCGGTCTAGGTGAAGCAATTCACACGACACGCCAGCCGGTCGAGGGTTTTTATGATGTCAGTGAAGACGCTGACAAATTTTTACCTGTCGCGCGTGAGAAAGTTGACGACGTTCTTTCGACGTTTGGCATAAATATACCGCCCAATGAGCGTGCTGACTTGATCATATCTGAAACCATGGATATGGCAAAAGTTGCAAAATACCTTGGCCTGCAAAATCGCAAGGCGCGGCCAAATGTTTACACTCAGTTTAACCCTGTCGTTCCGGAGTTTGTAAGACCTCCGGAGGGTCAGTTTATGAGTATTCTCGATTATTTGGAAGGATTAGAGAAATGACGACACTTGTGTATGAAATGGAGATGGATGACTTTGGAAAATCGCTTCTAGAGAGCGATCCATCTTTTAAAATCGAAATACTTGAGACGTTAGACAGCGAAGAGCCATTGCTCTTAAAATACAAAGTCAAGGTGACTGAAGAGAGGCCTGATGAGTGACATATATTCACTAATGAATCGCGGAATGAAATTACGCACTGGCCCTGATGGCTCTTTGTATTATGATGGACAAGAGATTGTGCCTCCTCGTCCAAGTATTAAGCCACGTCAGACCACTTTTAGTGAAAATATGGTCGATTTATTTAGTAAGATTATTCCGCAAAGATCAGCCGAAAATTTATTCGGTGGCAGGCTGTATCCAAAGGGTGACGCGTTGATGCGCTTTACTGGTTCTAGTGGATTAGCTAATATGACACCGATCACTGCTGGTATACTGTCTGCTGGGCAAGCAGCGAAAGATGTATCTCGCGGCGATTATGGAAGCGCGGCTGCAAATACCGCATTCAGTTTATTAGACGCCGCTGGTTCTGGTACAGTGTTAAGAAATGCTTACAGATCGGCGCGTCAGTCTCCGGAGCTTGTAGAGTTAACGCAAAGCCCGCAATCTCGAAAATATTTTAGCAATATGCTTGAAGAAGCTCAAGATACACAAGGGCCATTAGGGTTACAGGTAGATGTTTACCCCCCTGAAGGATATAAAAATAAAACAATGATAGCCTCCCCTTATGGTGACGCTGGATTTGCTATAACGCCAGAAGGTGAAATAGTATCTCTTGTTAAAAACAAAAAATCAAAGATCAAGGGCTTTGCCAGCAAAGCGTTAAATTATGATAAGAAAAACGGCGTTTTTTTAAATGCATTTGACACTGAATTAACGAAACTTTATGCACAAAGCGGCTTTCGCCCTGTCTCAAGAACATCTTTTGATGAAGATTTATTTAGATCAGAAATCGGTGATGAGGCTGTAGACGCTTTTATGACAGCAAATAAAAATTTCAATAAAGGTAAACCAGACGTCGTCTTTATGGTGCGCGATCCGGATTATCAAGGGCCATTTGCAAATCAATTCGGCGGACGTCGCACTGATTATTTGAGCGCGCAAAATGACCTTTTGCGTGAAGTAGAGAGATTAGGGTATAAAGATGAATGACTATAATAAGAAACTTTCCCTCAAGAGTTGCCGCTGCACTAAAGAAAAAAGCAACGCAAAAAGAAAAAGGGTCTGAATGATGGACTACGAAATCAACGAACTGGCGGCGCAACTAGAAGCCGAGCTAAACCCAAACCAGATGGACGATGACGAGCTGCAAGGTATCGTCGGCAAAGAGATCGACGACGCAATCGATTTTATCGACAACTGGATCAGCCCCACACGCGCGACAGCCACGCAGTACTACCGCGGCGAGCCGTTTGGCAATGAGGAAGAGGGCCGCAGCCAAGTTGTTAGCATGGACGTGCGCGACACCGTGCAGGCGATTATGCCGTCGCTGATGCGCATTTTCCACGGCACTGACCGCACTGTTGAGTACGCACCCCAAGGGCCAGAGGATGTCGCGGCTGCGAAGCAGGCGACAGAATACGCGAACTACATCATCAATCGCGACAACAACGGCTTCCTGCACATCCACGCGGCGTTCAAGGACGCACTGATTCGCAAGGCTGGCATACTGAAGTGTTACTGGGACGACCAAACGCGCTTTGAAACGCATGACCTATCTGGCCTCGATGACAACGCGCTCAGCGCGATTATGGCCGACCCTGATGTCGAAGTAGACATTGTCGCGTCTGAGCCTATCGGAGAGCCCCAGATCGACCCCATGACCGGCCAAATTATGCCTCCGCCCATGATGCACGCCGTGCGCGCGACTTACACATATCCGGATGGCCGCGTGAAGCTAGAGGCAGTGCCTCCGGAAGAGTTCCTAATTTCGCGTGAAAGTAAATCCCTTGAGGACGCCGACTACGTCGCGCACCGACGTATTGTGACGGTTTCTGAGCTTGTGGCTATGGGCTACGAGTACGACGACGTCGCGTCGCTTGGATCGTCATACGACGACATGGAAACCAACATCGAGCGCAGCACGCGAAACCGCGCTCTAGCGAACGAAATGAACGAGCGCAACGATCCGGCAATGAAGAAGGTGCTCTACGTCGAAAACTATATCCGCGTTGACTACGACGGCGACGGCATTGCCGAGCTGCGTAAAATTTGCACCGCCGGCGACGGCAAGAAGATACTCATGAACGAGCCTTGCGCGATGCTGCCGTTTGCCGTGTTCTGCCCCGATCCCGAGGCCCACGACTTCTTCGGCATGTCAATCGCGGATACCGTCATGGACATCCAGCGTATTAAATCGTCGATCATGCGTAACACGCTTGACAGCTTAGCGATGTCGATTCACCCACGCGTCGCAGTGACCGAGGGAATGGTTAACATCGATGACGTCATGTCGACAGAGGTCGGCGCCATCATCCGCCAACGTTCCGCCGGTCAGGTGCAGCCACTGTCTATGCCATTTGTTGGCCAACAGGCATTCCCAGTTCTGCAATACATGGACGAGATCAAAGAGGCCCGCACAGGCATCTCAAAGGCGTCTATGGGCTTAGACGCGGGTGCTTTGCAGTCATCCACCGCGGCAGCGGTAAACGCGACTGTGTCGAGCGCTCAGCAGCACATTGAGATGATTGCGCGTATCTTTGCGGAAACCGGAATGAAGCAGCTCTATCGGATCGTGTTGCACTTAATTACGACGCATCAGGATCAGCCGCGCATGGTTCGCCTGTCGAACGAGTTTATTCCGATCGATCCGCGCACTTGGAACGCCAACATGGATGTATCGATTAACGTCGCACTTGGCCGCGGTACGGACACTGAGCGAATGATGATGCTGCGACAAATTGGCGAGATGCAGAAAGAGGCCATGGCGACCATGGGGCCGGTGAATCCGTTGACCGACATGCAGAAGCTGTCAAACACGCTGAAGGCGATGACAGAGCTTGCAGGGTTCAAGGACGTGTCGCAATTCTGGTCAGACCCATCACAGTTCCAAGCGCCACCACAGGAAGACAAGCCAGACATCAACGAGCAGCTTATTCAAGTGCAAATCCAGCAAATTCAGGCGGACATCCAGAAGAAGGCTGCCGAATTGCAACTTGGCCGCGAGAAGATGTTCATGGAGGACGATCGAAAGCGCGACGAGCTGGAGGCGGAGCTATACGTCAAGGCAGAAGAGATGCAGGCGAAATACGGCACGCAGCTTAACGTCGAGAAAATCCGGTCGGATATGGCGATCAATCGCGAAGTGATGAAGGCGCAAGCCGATCTGATTAAGGATGCAGCGCGTGAAGAGTAAGCAACAAATCATAGACGACGGGCACGAGGCTGCCCGTCTTATGCGTGACACAGATTTCATTCGTTTCATGGATGAGATCGAGCAGGATTGCTGGGAGGAGTTCAAGGCAACTGAAGCCAGCGATAACGGTGCCCGAGAGGGCATTTACATGAAACTGCGCGGCGTACAGGCAGTTCGCCAGAAGCTGCGTGCAATGGAAGATAATGCGACTATTGAAAAAAAGACAAAATAGCGCATAATATGGAGTTTAAGGATGTCAGAAGCCAACAACCCGTTAGGGACTGATCTGAATACCGCACAAAATGCAATCAGAGCCATGATCGCGCCTGAAGAGGATACCGTGACGGAGCCTGATGCGCTTGAGGCCGAAGCCGTAGAGGCGGACGCCGAAATGCCAGAGGACGCTGAAGAGTACTCTCAAGAGTACGATACAGAGTACGAAGGCGATTCTGAAGCTGAAGAAGATGCCAGCGAGCAGGACGACGCATCCTTCGACTTACTATCGGCCACGGTCGAAGTAGATGGAGAAGAGATTACCGTCGAAGAGCTTAAACGCGGAAATCTAAGGCAGCGGGATTATACACGCAAAACTCAAGAGTTAGCTGAAGCCCGCAAGGAGCTCGAAGCAAACTACGAAGAGATACAGCGTGAACGTGCTCAATATGCTCAGATGTTGCCTGCGTTGCAGGAGCGTTTGCAGCAGCCGGTCGAACAGGAGCCAGACTGGGACACTCTGTACGATACAGACCCTACGATGGCAGCGAAGGCAGAGCGCCAGTGGAAAAAGCAGCAAGGCGAGCGTCAAGCTCAATTGCAGGCGGTTGAAGCTGAGCGTCAGCGCATGATGGGGTTAGAACAACAGCGTCTGGAACAGATGCAAGCTCAATACTTCGAACAGCAGCGCGAGTTACTGCCTGAACTCATTCCTGAATGGCGTGACAATTCCGTCGCGTCTAAAGAGGCCAAAGACATCCGCGGTTTCCTCCTGAAGGAGGGTTTCAGCGAACAAGATGTCAATGGTCTAACGAATGCTACGCTTGTGAAGTTAGCGAGGAAAGCGATGTTATACGATCAAGGT